AGGGCGTAGACCCGCAGAGTAAATACACTCAGAAAATTTTCAGACTTTGTGAACTCCATCCCCTCCCTATCTCACAGACAGCCGCGGCGTTTCGTTATAGCGTTCGAGTTGTCTTGGTGAGGTAGTGAAGTAGATGGCTAGATCTGGAAACAACCATAAAGGGAGCGCGTCAGAGGGCGGTTTCGGCTCTATTTGTAACGGCACTGAATTGGCTCGCATCTTGGGCGTTGCCCGAAACACTATTACCCGATTTACAAAATCGGGGATGCCGGTTTATGACAACGAAGGGCCAAGAAGCTCACCTCGTTATGACTCGGCGGCTGCTATTCGGTGGATTAGGGATCGAGAGATTCAAAAAGCCAGTGGCGGTGACGATGACAAGTTGAGCATCGAGGAGATACGCCGCCGCACTGAATTGGCGAAGATGAAAAAAGAGGAGATTAGTCTAGCGATAGACGAAGAACGATATGGAGACGTTGAAGCGATAATCGAAGAGCTGGGACATGCCTTGGCTACGGTTAGAGCAAACTTGATGTCTCTCCCTAAGTTTGCCGCGCAGCTTGAACATCAAGACGCGGGCGTTATAGAGGAGAGGCTAGAAGAGGAAATTTACCGAATGCTAGAAGAGTTATCTAGCTTCTCGGTTGAGGAAGAGCATGACGGCTGAAGTCGATCCTCTTCACTTTCGTTGCCTAAAAAACGTCAGAAGGCGTCTCGAAGACTGCGTAAAGTCTAATTTAAAACCCCCTCCAAAGTTAAACCTGGTGGAGTGGGCTGATGAATATAGATACCTCCCCGACAACTCAGCCGAATCCGGCAAGTGGCGAACATCTAGGGTCGAGGCTGCCCGGCAGCCAATGCTCTCTATTACCACGCCAGAAGTTCAAGAAGTAACAGTTATGTGCTGCATACAGCTTATGAAAACAGAGCTTATGCTGAATGCCGCGCTTTACTACATGCATCAAGAACCATCCCCGATAATGTATGTGGCCCCAAAAAAGGAGACTGCCGAAGCGTGGTCTAAAGAACGATTTATGAAGTCCGTTCTTGCCACTGAAGTAACCAAGGCTATTTTTAGCAGCAATCGTAGGGGCGAAGGCAACACGATACTTCAGAAACAATTCCCCGGTGGCCAAATATCAATAGTGTCAGCAAGGAATCCTACCGACCTTGCCATGCGCGCCTGTCGAATAATGTTGTTTGATGAGTGCGATAAGTATCCGTTGAACGTAGGCGCTGGCGAGGGGGGTTCTGGCGGTGAAGGTGATCCAATCCAAGTCGCTTGGGGTCGAGCAACAACTTTTGGCAAACGGGCAAAGAAAATAACCGCGTGCTCTCCCACTACGGAAGGGCGTTCAAGAATCCATCAAGAGTACCTAAAATCAGACCAGCGTGTTTTTATGCAGCCGTGCAGGCATTGCGGCCACAGTGAAGAGTTGGACTGGTTCAAACACATAAATATCCCTGAAGACAAACATGGCATACCTCAACCGGATAAAGCGCATGTCGTATGCCGTGAATGCGGAACAGAATGGTCGGAGAGTGACCGGTTTTGGTCGATAAAAAATCACGAATGGGTAGCAAAAAAGCCAGAAATAACGCACCACCACGGGTACAAGGTTTCAGCGTTAGCATCGCCTTTTATTTCCATTGTTGCATTGGCGAGAGAGTGGGTTAACGCAGAAGGGAGCCCGGAGTCAGAAAAGGCCTTTATAAACACTCGATTGTCAGATGTTTATAGAGAGAAAGGCGATGCGCCAGATTGGCAGCGACTATATGAGCGTCGCGAAAGCTGGGAGCTGATGACGGTCCCTAAAGGCGGCCTAATGATTACGTGCGGAATAGACGTTCAAAAAGACTATCTTATTTATGAAGTAGTAGCGTATGGGCGCAAGAAAATTAGCTGGTCTATCGATATAGGCGTTATCGAAGGGCATATCTCAGAAGATGCAGTTAAGGAGGAGTTGAGCAAATTCTTAGAGACTCGATATAAAAACGCTTACGGGATAGAGATGCCAATGGAGCTTATTCTGATTGACTCTTCCAATGACACGACCGAGGTTTATAGCACTGTCGCGCAAATAGGCACTCGAAGGTTGCGAGCAATCAAAGGCCAACCAATAACAACAATGGTAGGCACGCCAAAGCCAGTGCAAATAAATATCGACGGAGTAAGGAAGGATGGCGGCATAAAGATGTGGCCAATTGGCGTTAGCGTACTTAAAGAGCAGCTATATAAATGGCTTATGCTGCCAAGACCTACCGATGAAGCGCTAAGCGAGGGTGCCGAGTGGCCTACAGGTTATTGCCATTTCCCAGAATGGGGGGAAGACTACTTCAAGCAGCTTACCGCTGAAATACTGCTAGAAAGATCGGATAGCCGAGGGTTCTTGGTTCGAGTGTGGGAGAGGATCCGGGATCATAACCATTATCTCGATTGCAGGAACTACGCCCGCGCAGCTGCCGCAATGCTAGGCATTGACAGGATGACCGAAAGCGATTGGCAAGAAAGAGAATTGCTGTATGGGTTGACTAAAGAGAGCGATGGCGAAGAGGCGACAGTCACAAAAGAAGAAAAACCAAAAACAGGACAGGTCACACCTAAGCGTAAGAAGCGCCCTGCTAAGTTCTTCAGAAAAAACCGGTAATTGTGTTCGACACGAAAATAGGGATTATCGTGGTATCAATATCACTTATCTGAGGCGCCACTTTGTCAACTTATACCGCAGATCAATTAGCTGACCTTAAAAAAGCATATGCGCGCGGAGTGTTAAGGGTCCGCGAAGGCGATACCTGGGTTGAATACCAATCTATGAGTGATATGCGGCAGGCTATATTATCCATTGAGTCGGAACTTGGAATTAATCACAGCAATAAACCGCGTGGAGCTCGACGGGTTAGGTTTGGGGTGGTTCGATGAATATTATAGATAAGGCGCTAGAAATAGTAAGGCCCGATATAGCGCTAAAACGTGCGCGTGACCGCCTTATGATCGATCAAATACGCGATTACCAAGCCGCAAAACCAACCCGATTGAGCAGCGGGTACAGTCGCAAGGGCTCAAAAGCGTCAGATGAAGCAGGCAGAGCCCACAGCCGGATTGCTGGTGGATCTCAAGACCTAGTAAGAAACACGGCGCTGGGCAATAGAATAAAAGCGGTTATCGCTAGCAACATTGTTGGCGCTGGGATAAGGCCGGACTATATTGGCAAAAACAGCCGTCGCGTAGAAGCCTACAAAAATACCTTTGATGCGTGGGCTGAATCAACCGCGTGCGACTACGAAAACCATAACAACTTGTGGGGGCTTCAGCATTTATGGGCAGCCACGGTCGTTGAATCTGGCGGCTGCCTAGTTCGCCAAGTGGTCAATAATGCCCTTGCATTCCCGCTTGTGTTGCAAACATTAGAGCAACAATATCTCGATGAATCTAAAAGCGGAGTAACCGAGAAAAACAGGGAAATAATAAATGGCATTGAGTTTAACGAAGACGGCTCGGTTCATGGGTATTGGATAAAGACCAGCCTAAGATCGACCTATCGCGTAGACAATAGCAAATTTTACCCTGCCGACGAAATAATCCACTTCTATTGGAAAGACCGCCCTGGACAACACCTCGGCGTTGGCTGGATGCACTCTGTTTCAGATCTTATAAATCAGCGTCAGGAATGGCGTGACACAGTCCTAACGCAAATGCGCCTTGCTGCCTGCTTTGGCTTGATTGTCGAAGAAGCGCCAAAGGATATGGGGCTCGGTGATTCTGAGCGCGGAATCCGAGACGAAGACGGCAATGTGTTCTCTGAAGTTGAAGCAGGAATGATTGGCTATACAGACAAAGGGTCCAGCGTAACAACTGTATCACCGCCAAACATAAACCAAACGACAGACTTTTCTAGCAGCGTTGTTGAGGACATTGCAGCTGGGGTTGGCATTACCAGGGAACAGATAACCGGAAACTTCTCTGGGGTTACGTGGGCGTCAGGCAGGCTAGCAAGAGGCGAGTTTTATACAAACCTAGACCGCTGGCAGCATTTTATGATGATCCCAGGCTTAAACAAAGTACATGACTGGTTTGACAACATATACACCCTAAAAAAAGGCAAGGTAAATATTGTTAAGCGTTCTTGGATTATTCCTCAGCGCTCAGCGGTTAACCCAAAAGAAGAGCTTGAGGTTGATATTCGCAAAGTGCGAAGTGCCGCCATGACGCCGCAGCAATTTACCCGCAAGCACGGGGTTAAATTTAGCGATGCTGTCCAAGCATGGAAGGATGCAAAAACAGAAATGGGCGACCTCCCGTTTGATTTTGATCCAAGCAAATTTAGTGCCGCAGGCAATCAGCTTGACAATAACGACTCTGCAAGCAGCAATGCATCAAGCAATACAGAAAAAGACGACAAAACCGACAATAAAGAATGACCACATAGGGCGGAACAATGGAATCTGAAGGAACAATTCATCTTGAGCAATACGTGCTTTTAACGGTTTCGCTTAATGGCGGCACCGCAAGCCTTGATATAAAAAACAGTGAAGCTGTTGGCTATCAGTCAATCAATCTTGATGAGGACGGTGTAAAAGTTGTTTTCTTGCGCCCGTGCGAATACAAAATAACAACAACTGGCAGCGCGGTAGTGGGGATCAGCTAATGATCATTAATTCTCTATCGCCGTTGCGCAATGCCATGATCGACAGCCTTCAGGATAGTATTTTTAATGTGGAGGATCTTGGAGGCGGCTATTCTTATATCTTGCCAGAGCCATTCATTCTTGAGTCGTTTGACAGTTCAGATGGCTTTGTAACTATGTATTCGCCAAACCTATCAATTGATACAGCTAACAAAATTGAAGGGGGCGGATCTCTTTCGATTGTTTCAACTGGCGGAGCTTACGGCCCGGTAGTGTATAAACCTGCTATTGGAGAATACGACACATCCTCGTTTAATGTAGTTGCACTGTACCTGCATTTAGATGATGACCCAGAATACCAGAACGTAGCAAGCGTAAATTTTAGGTTTAGAGATGGGTCGCCTTTTTACGGAGGCACGGTTATAACGGGGGCGCTTAATGCGAAAACAGGCGGTCACTGGATATCAATGAACATGAATGATATAGCTAATTGGGACTCGGTTGGAACTTCGGACTTGCAGGCGCGAATTACTATAGGCGAGGGTAGTGCGCTGGCGAACGAGGTTCGTGCTGATGCTCTGCTTGCGAATGCGGCTGGAGTTCCTACGCTGGTGTTAACTTTTGATGACATAGCGCCCAGTCAGTATTCGTATGTTCGGGGCGCATTAAATGACAGAGGTTTAAAAGCTACGTTCTATGTTCCTACCGACAATGTAGGTCTTGAGTACGGGGATAGCGGTACTTATCGCCTGTCTTGGGATCAGCTAACAGACCTAAAAAACGACGGACACTCTCTTGCGCTTGACGGCACGTCTGATGATACATCTATGACTGATCATGTAGATGTAGCCGCCGCCATAGCAGACCTTGATGCTATGAAGGTGCAAATGGCGGCTCACGGGCTTGATAGCGATGCTACAGACCATATAGCGTATCCTAATGGCGCTGTTCGCGCTAATGGAACACGGTTGACTGTCGAGGACGTTGTTTCTGACGGGTCTGATGTGTTAGTGATGACGGATACGACTGGTATTACAGCAGGAATGAAAGTATCTGGGTTTAACGTCCCACGCATTACGCGCGTTGTTTCAGTTGATAGTGGCACAGAGATTACAGTAGATAATAATATCGCTGCACAAACGCGACCGATCATGTTTACCGATGATTCAGGAGAGTTTCACGGTAATAAATTGCAGACAGCCCTACGCAATGCAGGATACAAAACAGCACGCACAACAATTCCAGATACCACGTATACTCGTTTCGGGTTCGGCAGCGGTCAGGATTTAGAGCTTTATGGCGTATCAACATCAAATGCAACGGCGGCCACTATGATTGGGTGGGTAGATCAGGCGATAAGCAAAGGGCAGACTCTCGTTACATACTCTCACTCTGTAGTGCCTATCATTGTTAGCGGATTAGATATGCTGGAATCAGAGTTTGATACGTGGATGGATTACGTCAAAACTAAGGTAGATGCAGGTGAGCTTCAGGTTCTTACTATCGATGGAGTATATGCTCGTGACGGCATTGAGCAGCTAGTTTCGATTTAATACAGGCGAGCAAACGCCTCCCTTCCCTCTCTGACCAAAACCAAAAACAACCCCCTTCAAAGCCCTAACGGGCTTTTTTTATTTTTTGCTGTTCCATTAACAGACGCGCACGGCTCTCGGTTGTATATATATCCAGTATAAGCAACGCGGAGACAAATAATGCCAGCTAAAAAGCAAAAAATGCCGACGCTTCACGGTACGGCTAAATTCAAGCCGGAAACGGTAGACCGTGAAAATATGACGGTCGAGATGGTATTCACCACGGGCGAGGCTGGTATTCGCCAGGGCTGGTGGAGTGACCCCTATGAAGAGTCGTTGGAAGTTAGCGAAAGCGCTATTCGCTCAGAGCGCCTAAATAAAGGGTTGAGCCTTCTTGATTCGCACGATCGATATGCAGGCATTAGCGGCGTTTTAGGCATTACAGAAGAGTGGCGCATAGAATCTGGCGCTCTGGTCGGTACTTGCCGCTTCTCTAAAAATCAGCAGCCAGTATTTGATGATGTGGCGGACGGGATATTAAGACACGTCTCCTTGGGTTATCGAATCCATGAATACCTTATTACAAAGCCGACCAAAGAAGGTCAGATCGAGAAGCGTAAAGCTATCGACTGGGAGCCTTTAGAACTATCCATTGTGCCTATCAGTTTTGAAACAGCTAATGGCACACGCGAAGCCGAGAGATCAGCTGAAACCGAATTAAATGAAGTCAAACTAACCGTAGAAGAGGTGGCCGAAATGCCAAAGCCTGTAGATAATAAGCGCGATGATGAGCTACAGGATCAGCCTGTAAATCAGCCTAGCAAAGCGCCCGCACCAACCCAGCAACCCGCCGCCCGCTCGCAGGATGAAATTGAATCCAGCACGCGTGGCCAGCTAAAACCAATGCTTGATGCGGTGCGAGCTGCCGGCATGGGTGATGAAATGGCTATCGATGCCTTTGAACGCGGTGTTGTTATTGAAGACTTCCGCGCGCAAGTGCTGGATAAACTGGCTGCAACGCGTAAAGCCGAATCCGTTAAGTCCTATGGTGACCCATCGCTTAATGCTGATGGTCGTCGTGACGAAGGCGAATCCTTGGTTCGCTCAGCAACCGAGGCACTATCTTACCGCGCCAATGTTAAAGGTGCAGAGCTTACCGATGGTGCGCGCGAATTTTCTGGTTTCACGCTCTTTGATCTAGCGCGTGAGCTGCTTGTTGCGAATGGTGAAAATATTCGCGGCATGTCGCGCCAGAAGATCGCAACGCGTGCAATGCACTCAACGTCTGACTTCCCGCTTATTCTTGAAAATGTAATGAACAAGAATTTGCTTGACTCATACAATGAGACACCTCGCACATTCTTAGAGCTTGGTCAGCGATCAACGGTTAATGATTTCCGTGAAAAACATTTGTACCGCATGGGCGATGCGCCAAGCCTACTACCGCTTAATGAGAGTGGCGAGTACAAAGCCGGCACCTTCTCTGAAGGAAAAGAGAAGTACGCTATCGATACCTTTGCTCGCAAGATTGCGTTTACCCGCAAGATGCTGATCAATGATGATATGAGCGCACTTGATCGCGTTCCTCGCATGTTTGGCCCTGCGGGCGCTCGCCTTGAGAATGATATTGTTTGGGGCTTGCTGCTTAACTATGACTTTATCAACGATAAAGCCGCCAGCATTGTAATGGAGGATGGTAAAGCGCTCTTCCATGCAGATCACAACAACAAGCTAACCACTGGCTCAGTGTTAAGCAAAGCGGCGCTAACCGCTTTACGCAAGCTTGGTCGTAAGCAGAAAACGCTTGATGGTCAGTTTATGAACGTCACCTTTGACAATATCGCAATCCCTGAAGAGCTGGAAACTACAGCGGAAGATTTGCTATTGCCAAACATCTTAGCCGCCAAAGTTGATGACCAAGCACCGCGTCAGAAGCTTGGCATTATCGTAGAGCCTCGCTTGTCGGTAGTGTCAGACAAAGCCTGGTATGCATTCTCTCGCATGATGGATACTTTCGAGTATGCGTATCTTTCTGGTGAAGAGGAAATGTATACCGAAGTAAATACAAACACCGACGTAGATGGTCTTGAAGTCAAGGTCCGCAAAGACTTTGGTGCAGGTCTTGTTGATTGGCGCGGCATGGCCATGGCTACCGGCGCATCGTAACGGCAACTTTTAACCATATTAACGGGCGCGGAATTGCGCCCGAAGTTGGAGATCTATTATGAAGAATTTTGTGGAAGCAGGGGACACAGTAACATTTGTTGCGCCTACCGGTGGTGCCGTATCTGGCACTCCTTTGGTGGTTGGCAGCTTGGTTGTTATTCCTGCATGGTCTGCCGCTGAAGGCTTTGAGTGCGAAGGTGTTACTTGTGGCGTTTATGCGCTGCCTAAGAAAAGCACTGATACGCCCGCTCAGTTTGCTAAAGCTTACTGGGACGCAGGTAACGGCGAAGTAACAACAACGGCCTCCGGCAATACGATTATTGGTGTATTTATGCATACGCTTGTTACCGGTACAACGGAAGCGCATGTGCGCCTTAATAGCACCAGCGTTTAATGTCGATCTTGCGTGACATTATGAATGAATCCAGGGGTGTCGTTAACGACATTCTTGGTCATTCAGGCCAGCTGAAAAACGGGAGCACGGGCGAATTAGTGCCTGCAACTGTAATCATAAACACAGACGTTAAGTTGTACCAAGACGGCATATTTGCCGGACTAATTACAACAGGGGTTTTTGATAGAACCGAATGTGATCCAAAGCTAATGGATACGTTTATAGATGACGAATCTGGGATTGATTACATTCTTGAGGCCGTCAAAAGCGAAACCCCATCAAAGCTTGAGTTTATTCTAGGGGTTGATTGATGCAGCTAAGCAATAAAGACAGCTTTAGCCATGTTTTTGGCAGCGCAGAGCTGCAAAAAGTTATCTCTAAGCTTTCTCTGCTTGAGGATGAGGTGGAAATCGCACTTGCCTCAGCTGTCAACGAGGCTGTAAAGCTATCGGTCGAAATGGCCCATAAAGAGTGGAACTCAAACCTAAGAATTGACCCTAGCTATATTGGCAACAAAATCTATGTAAGCAGAAAAGCCTCAAGAAGCAAGGCGTCTGCCACCGTATCTGCCCGCGCTAGGCGTACTCGATCTGATAACTTTAGCTATCGGTCACTACTGGACCGCAAAGGCGTTAGGCTGTCGGTTAAGAAGGGCGGATCTGGGGCTGTTATTAAGAATGCGTTTGTTATTCCTCACGCAAAATCAAACGGAAAGCCGCTGATTGTTGAGAGGATTCAAAAATACCAAAAAGGCGAGGCCCGCAACTTTAAAGTAGGTGGCGGGTTCGGAGAACGATTTAAGGCGCTTTATAGCGTATCCCCCAATCAGCATTTCAAGCAATCAAGAGAAAGGGTGGCGCCTGTAGCTCTCAGTGCCGCCAAGCAACAGTTTTTAAGGGCGTTACGATGAAGAGCACAAGCGAATTAATAGACGCGCTGGATTACATTAAATCAAGCCTAGAGCGCATTAGCGTGGACAACGGGTATAACACCAGCCCGCAAATAAAGCGCGGTTGGTTGCAGCATATATTCAAGGCACATAGCCGCACCCCAGTTGAATTTCCGGTAATCGCTTATCGTGCAGAATTAAGCTATCCGCAGTCGTCGGTTGATGGTAACAGCAATATAAAAGACTCGATGACAGTCGTTATCGATGCCGCCGTATCAACAAAAGAAAACGATGCCGACGAAGCGGTTGATAGCCTGCTTAATTTATTAAAAGACCTAAGACGATCACTTGTATTCGACCCGAATAACGTGAAACTCAAACACTCAAGTTTAATTTATGGGGAGTGTCCTTTTGACCTCCCGGACACTGGCGACGAATATGCTTTCTTTAGCCAGAAAATAATTATAGAGGTGGTCGAACAGTATGCTTAAACCTGTACGTGACAACATTATCTTAGACGTTATAGAGCAAGAAACTAAAACCTCTGGCGGTATTGTTCTTCCAGGCTCAGCGGTAGAGAAACCTTATCGCGGCGTAGTCATTGCAGTGAATGAGACTTTCTCTATGCCCGACGGAACAGTAAAAACAGCTGAAACCAAATTGGGTGATGTTGTTTATTTCGGCAAGACCCACGGCACTGAAATTCAGCACGATGATAAGAAGTACCTTGTGATTTCAGAAGACTTCATTCTATGTAAGGAATAGACCATGAGCACTAACGATGCAGGCCCAGCAGTTCAAACAAAATCAAGTCAGAGCGAAGTAAAGAAGGTTGTCACGAAAGATGATGGCGCCACCTTCGCACGAAAATTTTACAAAAAAGGTGAAACCATCCCTTGCACAAACGCACAAGCAAAAGTGCTGGCAGCGCACGGGATAATCGGAGAGGTGAAATAGCATGAGCTTACAGCAGAACGAATACTACAAAGGTAAAGGCACGTTTTACCTCCGCAAAAAATCGGGGACTGCCGGCCTCATTCCTATCGGGAATGCTTCCGAAATTTCGCTAGCGATCTCCGTCAGCAACCAAGAAATGCTTGATTACGAAAACGCTGGTGGTGGTGTTGCAGATAGCCAATCATCTATCGAGTCCATGACCGCTACGATTACGCTTGCCAACCTTAACCCTGAAAACGTGGCGCGACTCACGTCAGGCAAGTCGTCAGACGTTACAGGCGGCGCCGTATCAGCTGAGACGCACACTGTCGGCTCGCAAGGTTCTTTTGTTAAGTTTGACAAGGTTCCCGATACAAGCGAGACGATCACGGTCACAGGTAGCGGCGGCACCCCGTCTTTTGTCGAGGGTGACGATTACGAAATCCGTAATGGCGGAATTATCATTTTGGAAGGCGCCATCGATGCCGCTGACGATATTGAGGTTAGCTATACGGCATTAAACTCTCGAACAGTAGAAATGCTACTCGAAGTTGGCGAAGAGTATGAAGGCTACTTTGATGGCCTGAATGAAGCTCGATCAGGTAAAGCCCACCTTGGCACATTCCATCGAGTTAAGCTCAACCCAACGTCAGCGCTGCCACTGATTTCTGACGATTTCGCAACAGCGCCATTCACGGTTGATATTTTGCGTGACAACTCTATCACTGGATCAGAGAAGTCGAAGTACGCAAAAATCGAAATGGCCGAATAATAAAGAAGCTCGGCTGCGCCGGACAAAAAAAGCCGCCCTGCGCGGCTTTTTTTGTGCAAAAAACAAAGTTATGTAGGTATTCGCTATGGCTGCAAGTAATAAAAACGATGAAGTTATTAAGCTGATAATTGAAGGTCAGAACGAATATTCTGATGTTTCAGAGGACGTTCGGCAAGAACTTGAGGCGCTTTCAAATCAGGCCATGGAAACAAGGTCTGAGTTTGACAAGCTTGAACAATCACTAGATCTTGCAGACACTTACAGAGCGCAAGAGGCTGAAGTCGAAAGGCTTGCCAAGGCTCAGGGTGAGGCACAAAAATCAGTTGTCGCTCTAACCAAGGCAAACAAAGAAGCTAAAGGCGAGAGCGTAGAACTTGCAGCGAAACTAGCAAAAGCCCGGTCAGAGGTAGGCGCGCTAAGAACAGCCACCAATAGAGCGCAAAAAGCCTTCCATTCAACTAAAGAAACGATGCATAAGTACAATATTGAGCTTTCCTCTGTCGAGGAGAATCAAAGTGACTTGCGTCAGAGTGCCGAGAAGCTAGGCGATGAGCTGACCGGCTTGCAAAAAAAACAGACGGATCTTGTTCAGTCCGCGCGCGAGCAGGTGCAGGTTTCACAGAAGGAAATTAAAGCGAAGGAAGAGCAGCGAAAAGTACTAGAAGGCGTTGCGCAGGTTTATGTAAAGCAGGTTGAAGCAACAAAAAAAGCGCGGGCCGAATCCGTTAGGGTTCAAGCTGAGACTGAAAAGCTAACCAATGAAATCAATGAGCAGGTAACCGCATTAAAGTCAGGAAAAATTGGATGGGAAGACTACAAACGTCGCGTAGGTGACGCGGGTCGATCTGCCGACCTAACCAGAAAGCAGGTTGCCCAAATAAGCAAAGAGATGGATTCTCAGGTTGTAGCGGCTAGGCAGGCAAACAAGGCGCTTCAAGATCAAGCGGCAGAATCAAAGCGAGTTGAGGCAGCAACCGAAAAGTACCGCGCAGAGCTTCAGCAGTTGGTATCAACCTACAAGAAAGGGGCTCTCTCGGCGGAAGAGTTTGAGGCCGCCGAGGCGTCAATTAGAACAAAGTTAAAACTCACTGCTCAGCAGACAGAAGCTACGCGCCAAAAGATGCGGGCGTACTCTAATGAGATAGAAAGAGTCCCGGTAAACCATGCGGTCGCCAGCAAGTCAACGGACAAGCTTACACAGGTAACCCGAAGGCTGGCTCAGGCATACACCGTGCTTCTTGCCGCACAAAAGGCGGCTGAACTCGGCGCTTCTGGATACAGAGCCTACACCGAAACAGAAGACGCAATGCTTGGTTTGCAAAAAACCACCAATCTAACTGCAGCAGAAATAGGCGGGCTGGTCGATGAAATGTCGAACCTGTCTGGTGGTGTTACCGCGACAGCAAAAACCGAGCTGTTAGAAATTGCAGCTGCAGCGGGACGGATGGGGGTAGAAGGTGCCGACAATATCAGCAGCTTTACCAAGTCGATTGTGGCTTTGTCTTCAGCTACCGATCTTGCAGGCGAAGATACAGCAAAAGCCATTGCTCAGATATTGAATGTTACAGGCGAGGCACAAAGCTCGGTTATGGGCGTGTCTGCATCGATAGCCGACCTTGGCAACACTAGCGCCACAACAGAAGAGCAGATCGTGCATTTCGCCAAGCGGCTTGCGTCTGATACTGCCACCGTTAATTTAACGTCAGCAGAGGTGCTTGGCCTATCTGCATCGATGGCAGAAATGGGCGTACAGGCTGAGGGCGCCAGTACGGTTGTTGGTAGAACCTTTCGCTTTATAGAGGAGGCGGTTAAATCTGGTGGCGACAAGCTGCAGCAACTCTCTAATGTTACCGGGTTAACGTCGCAAGAGATCGAGAAGGCCTTTGGTGAGGATAAGGTAAAACTATTTAGTGACTTTGTTGCCGGTATTGGCCGAATGCAGGACGGCGGGCAAACATTAAATGAAATTCTATCTGATATGGGTATTAAATCAGATGAAAACGCCCGTATCCTCGGCTTGCTGTCAACTAAAGCTGACTCTTTAACTGCAGCGGTCCTAAGATCGAATAGCGCATTCGAGAAAGGCACGGCACATTTTGAGGAGATGGCAAAAAAAGAAGCTGCGCTAAGCAGTGGATTTAAACGCCTCGAAAACAGAGCTAAAAATCTCGCGTCAGTTATGGGTGAAGCTTTCTCTGACGACTTATCAAGAGGAATTAATGCTACCGCCGAAGGAAATGAAGCGCTCGAAGAGGCGATGGCTGGCTTGGGGGAAACCGCAGCCGACATTGTAGAAGTACTTGTAAGCATGTTTGATGCCGTCAGCGGGCTTGATGACGTTCTTGAAGCGGCTAGTGGAGGCTTTAATCTTTTCAATGCCGCTCAACTAATTGTTCAGCAGTCGCTTGAGTCAACAACCTTTGGTATCAGTGCTATCGTTGCCGGCATATCTAAGCTAGCGATTGCGTGGAATGATTTTTTTGGTGATGCCGATGATGTGGAGAAGTGGGAAAAAATCCATAGCGATGCCATGGACCGGATGGGCAAGGCGGCAGACCGGACTATTGATCGATATAAAAGGTTAAGTGGCGAGTCCTCTTCTGCTTTTGCTGATTTAAGGCAGGCATACTCTGAGACTGAGAATGCTTTAGAGGGGCTCGATAAGGCCCAAGCCGAGGCTATCTTTAATATCATCCACACGACAGGCTATATCGAAGGTAATGATAAAGCTTATCGTGAGCTGACGCGGGCCATCCAGCGAAATGCTGAAGAGAAACGCATATTTAAAGAGCTTACAGCTGAAGAAAACAACCAAATTCAGGCGCACATTAGGCTCTTAAAGGCCCAGGGCGTAGAAGAAAAAGAAGCCGCAGCTATCGCAAAAAACGCGGCAATACAAAAGAAAGAGTCAACAGAAATAACGAACAAGGCCGACACCTCAAGAGAGGATGCCGCTGCGCGACTCGAAGCCCATCTATCTAAGCTTGCTACAGCTGAGGAAAAATACGCAACAGCTGTTGATAATGCTTCTGGCTCAACAATCAAACAGGCTGCCGCAGAAAGATCGAGAGCTGAAGCGCTGTCCGAGTCGGCTGAGTCGATGGCTGACTACGAACAGAAAGTTAATTCGTACTTTCGCAATCTAGTTGATGCTGGGCAGGCGTCAGGCTCCAAGCTGGTGGATGACTTTAATGCCTCTCTTCAGCAGCTAAAGACAAAGGAGTCGATAGACCTTCTTGTTTCTGAGTTAAGGCGTGCAGCTGAGGCTGGCGCAATTACCGGGAAAGAGTTAGAGGAAGCGCTTTCTAAATCAGGCGAAAAGCTAAGAGATATTGCTGTTGATTTAGGTAAAGCTTGGGAGACGCTTGATCTTGATGTTAACGAGGTCACTAAATCGCTAACAACGCAAGGGATTGAGGCGACCAATGCTTTTTCGAGTCTTGTCGAGTCTGGGGTTTATACCTCGGAGCAGCTTAGGGTTGCGTTTGATGCTGCGTTATCGAAAACAACAACGGTGAAAGATGTCGAGCTTCTTATTGATGTGCTGAAAAAAGCAGAAGAGCAAGGCGTTATTACAGGCGAGGCGCTACAGGAAGCCATGGATCTAGCCTCTGGTAAAGTGAAGGAAGCGGCCAGCAAAATAGATGACGCGTTTGCTGAGCTCGGCCTTAACATGGAAGAGGTGACGAACCAGATAACCGAAAAAAGCCGAAAGGCGACCGACGCATTCGGCTTAATCGCTTCAGAAGGAAAGCTGAGCGCCGCGGCAATAAGCAAATCATTCGAGGCTGCGTTCAATAAAGCCAAGACAGTGAGTGACCTTGAAAACCTTAGAGAAAAAATAGAGGAGCTTGGTCATTCTGGAAAACTGTCAGGGGATGCGTTAAGGCAGCAGTTAAGTGCCGTTGATGATAAGGCCAAAGTCCTAAAAGGGACATTTGATAAGGCCGGGTCGTCAGTCTCTACGGTAGCTAAGGAAGTTAAATCATTAAATAGCGAAATTGAAAGTACAGGCACTATTGGCAAGGGCGCTATTGGCGACTTGATTAAGGAAATTAGAGAGCTTGTCCAAGAAGTTGGTAAGTTGGCTGATGGCTTTAAATCTGCCGGTGACGAAGCTGAGAAGATGGCTGAAAAAGCCGCCACTGAGCAGGCTGATAGCGAAGCGTCTAAAGGTAAGCAGCGCTCCATGGCGTCACAAATAGCCGAGCAATATAGAGCGCAAGGCCGTGACGATGTAGCAGAGATATTGCTTCAGAATCAGGCAGGCGGTAAAAACGCCCTCCCTGGGGCTGCTTATGGATTAGAAGGCCAGAAGAGCTATTGGGATCGCGCCAAAAAACTAGCCGAGGATGCCGCGGACGCTGAAAAAGAGCGTTACGATGAGCTTGCCAAATACCAATTGGCTATAGCGGCAGGCGATAAGTCGCAGGCAAGCTACTTCTTGTCGGTAAGCAATCAGTTTGCGGACCTAAAGGCGGATCTTGTTAGCATGGTTGCCGCGGCAAGTGCGCTAGTTAATGGGTCGCCTCAGTCGAACGCAGGGCAGCAGGTAATCCAGCCAAACGCTAGCACTGTAACCATTGATTTTAGAATTGGTGGCTCACCGGTGGCCAGCGGCGACTTCTCAAGAACGGGCGCTGAAGAGCTTATCAGTCAGTTAAGCAGTGTTGCTAGTATATCAAAATAACCCTCATGCCTCTCCTCCATTGCTGGTGGAGAGGCATTAATTAAATCCAGTAACAGACAAACATTCCTTTCTAGCTTAAAACGTCATTAATATCATTTTTTATCGGGTAAGGCATGTCTATTGTTCTCGATGGGGTGGATCTCCCAAAAGATCTTGAGTGGCAAGATGAGTTTGACTGGACGCCAGTTAGCCAAAATAAAGAGGTGTTTTTGTCGGGAACCCTTGTTGTTGAAGAGGCAGCTCAAAACAAGGGGCGACCTATAACACTTTACGGCGGCGCTAATGCGTCGTGGGTTACTCGATCAACGGTTCTTGCTCTTTATGCGCTTGCGCAATCGCCCGCCAATGTTATGACGCTCAACTATCATGGCACGGAATATTCCGTAATGTGGAGCCGGTCAGAAATACCCATCGAGGCTAAGCCGGTGCAGCGCATTATGAACCCTGGGCCTGATCATAAGTACTACATAACGCTAAGACTGTTTGAGGTGGAATCTTGAGCGGCGCACGCGATCCGGTAGACCCAATCAATCACATCATTGAGCTAAACAGTAAAGTTGGCGAGCTGACTGCGCTCATGGATTTGACAAAAAAAGAGCGTGAAGCAGCGCGCAAATCTCAAATCTATATGAGCGACGCGATACACAAACTCACCGCCAGAATGGACGCCATGCCTGATGATGTCCATGACGAACACCACCGCTTTATCAAGGTGCTTATTAGGGAATCTGAGCAGCGCCAAGAGATTAGGCAGGCAATTTTAAAGAAGTTAGCAAGCGGCGGCGCTTGGGTGGCAATCGTATCAATACTTGGTCTTATCTGGCTGGGAATAAAGGCGAAATTTGGAGGTAATGGTTAATGTCCATTTTGGATACAGACGTTAAATTAATGGCGTCAGAGCGCCTAACTGATAACGAAGATGGCGGCGGTCAAATGAGCGCGGTCGAGGTTGTGGATGGCGTTGTAAACAACTTATTCCCTGACATTTCTCGCTTGGACCGGACTTACGGGCGCGTAAATTTACGCAAGTGCTACGCGGCGGTTCGCACAGCAAATAGAGATATTTATTACGGCTCCCACGCTGTCGTAACTGATGCGCCAGATGATCCAAATGTATCGGTGCTTATGTTTACCACTGATAGCTATACTGACGAAAGATCTGATGCGAAGGATAAAATCGAAAGCTATGTAGTTGAAGGGCCGGAGTCGCCTTATGTCTTGCTTGGCGACCAATTGAAAGGCCAGCGCATGCTGAAGGCTTATAGCCGCGTAGACGCACAGCTACCGGAGGTTGGGCAGGTCTATCTTCTATCAGTAGAGGGCTCAGGCGGCTCGACGGGAGAGCAGCAGTATGTCCGTATAGATACGGTTACGCATGAGCTACAGGAATTTGAGGACTCAAAAGGGGTATTCACTCGCAGGGTTTATACGCTGGAAATAGGGTCCGCACTTAGAGAGACATTCCCAGGCGTCTCTTCGGCGCTAAGGGTGAGTGACCACAACAGCTCTACGCTACTTAGAAGCACGCAGGTTGCAGATGCAAGCAAGTATTATGGCATCGTGCCTCTTGATGAAAATATTTCCCAGGGCGACTTAACGGTAAAGGCTAATACTATCTTTGGTCAGTTAGTGCCAAGCTCTACAGTCGAGAGTCCGGTCGTAGATGTTCAGGCTGGCTCAGATAGGCTAAATCTGGTCGCGGCAGGCCCGGCATATACGATTAACGCTGGCAGCACAGATAAAAGCTCATTTAGCTTTGGTCGCGCGGTGACGCCAAAAACATTGTCGTTTTCTATATACAGCGGCAGTAGTAATAGATCTACATTTGAAGATGATGGCGATGGGAATATATATTGTGTTGAGTCCTCTTCATCATCGTATGGTGTGGTAGGCACCCAGTATGGGACCGTTGATTATGAAAGCGGGCTTATTCAGGACACAAAAACCGAAGGAAGCTCTTATGATTTTATTGTCACAGCTACGCCCGCCGCTGCCGTTTATGACGTGTCTCACACCGATAGCGAATTAATAGAACTGGCTAATCGCGGCTATAACTACACCAAAACATTACGCCCTATCCCTCAAGCCGGCACGCTATTTATCGATTACATGGCACAAGGTAACTGGTATCGCATGCAGGATGATGGTAGCGGCAAGCTGGTAGATGAGTACGGTGGTACAGGGACGGTTGATTATACTACGGGTTCTGTAATTGCCACACTAGGCGCGCTGCCTGATTCCGGCTCAAGTCTTATTTACACATGGGCCAGCCCCGCACATTATGAAATAAAAACGGATGATCCAGATATAGAACCGCCTTTTATAGAGGTAACCGTAACAACTGAAGACATTCTCCCTGGTAGCTTGTCGGTTAGCTGGGATGCTGGTGGATCAACATATACTGCCACTGATAACGGCAACGGAGAATTTACAGGCGACGGCGAGGGGCGAGTCATTTACGGCCTTGGGCAATTTGGATTAAAGCCTGATGTAGTACCTGACTCAGATGCGCTTTTATCTATTTCTTACGACAGCGGAAGCCCTGAAATTGAGTCTTTCTCAGCCCCTACACTGATAGGTAATAACGCAACATTTACCGTTGCGAATGCGCCAATAGAGCCAAAAACTTTCGCCGCCTCTTTTACTCAGGATTGGAGCTATACCAAAAATGTCTCGGCCAACAATGTAAAGGATGAGGAAACTGGAACCAGCTCGGCAACTGTTACTGATGATGGCGCCGGAAATTTAAGCAATGGCGGCACTATTAATTACGCAACCGGCGAGGTATCTATGCCGGTTCAGTCGTCCTCTTCTGATGTTTATTCATACGTTGCAGTTAATTTTGGCGGCCCCGATCAGACGGTATATAAAACAACAGAGAGATTATCCACGCTTTCCAGTCCTATCCAGGTGAAGTATCAGCAAGACAGCATTACTGGTACAGCAGAAGCCGAGAGCATAGAAATACCGAATACCACATTCAACCTAACGCCTACAACTGTAAGGCAGATACAGCCTGGCAGTATTGAGTTTACATGGAACGGAAAAGACCATTATGACTATGAAGGCGTTATCTATTCCGACTGGAACCGTCAAACCGGCGCGGCGTCAGCCGTAGGTGTTATTGATTATGCTAGCGGGCAAATAAGCCTTACGGATTATGTAGGTGGTGGCAATGGTAGCGTTACCATTAAATCGCTTCTCGTTAAGTATGGCAGTTGGTTTTCTGGGTGGATAACATTCAGAACGCCAGGCGCGCCACTTCGCCCCGGCTCTTTCCAGTTAAGAGCGACACTTCCAAGTGGAACCCCTATCACCATCCCTGTTGATAATCAGGGGATTATCGACACAAACGACGCTCAAGGTACTGTGAATTTTGAGACGGGGGTGGTAGATATTAATTTTGGTAAATACGTTGTTGAGGCAGATCTTACGGCTGATCAGCGCTTGCTTTACTGGTATGACGCTGATGATATTACTGAGGATGGGGATATTTGGTATCCCGCCCCTGTTGATCCAACAACCATGAAATTTAATGCGGTCATATACTCAATAATGCCGCTTGATTCAGATATTCTTGGTCTCGACCCAGTAAGACTTCCTATTGATGGCCGCGTGCCGATCATAAGAAGCGGCGATATTATTGTAATACATAGCACCAAGCAGGATGAGTTGCCGGGGTCTTTAACGGCGAGCCAGACTGTATCTTTAAGCAGGGACAAGTTAGCTTCTTGCTATCTGATCGATCAAGATGGCACCGCTGTAGATAGTGCGCTTTATTCCGTTGATAGAGAGGCGGGTGTGGTTGAAATGACATCGCCTCTCGACCTTTCGGCTTATACGGAGCCATTGGTTGCAGCCCATCGTATAGAGGATATGGCGCTAGTCAACGAGGCACAGATTAACGGATACCTTGCGCTTGTTGGGGCCGTTAGCCGAGATTATGATGCCGCCGATACGTTTATTTCAAGCGCGTTGATATTTGGCGACATAGGTAGTCGTGTTCACCACCTATTTAGCCAAGGCTCATGGACGGGCGAGTGGTCAGATGATCGAATCGGTAGTAATACAACCGCGCAATACAATGACCTTCTTTATCCAATTCAGGTTGATAATAAAAACTCCATTAGAGAGCGCTGGGCGATCATCTTTACAAGCTCTTTAACATTTAATGTCGTTGGTGAGGTGTCGGGGCAGATTGCAACAGGTGGCACCGGTACTGATTGCACGCCAACAAACCCAGTCACCGGAGAGCCTTATTTTACGATATTGGCAAGCGGCTGGGGCGGAGGATGGTCTTCTGGCAATGTTATTCGGTTTAATACGGATGCCGCTCATGCCCCTATCTGGATCGCAAGAACCACTATCAGCGGGACACCAACCAAGGAAGATGACTCGTTTAAGCTTCAAATTAGAGGGGATTCTGACTGATGGGTGTGAAGAATGTACGCGGGGTAATAACCCAAGATGGGTCACCAGTTATGAGGGAGGTTAGGGTGTATCGAGCTGATAATGGAGGTCTGATTACTACTTCTTGGTCAGACGAAAGCGGTTTTTTCGAGATCAATACATTACATCAAGGTGATGTGTTTGTTGAGGCAATCCCTTCGGCTGGCTATAAACCTATGATTCATGGCCCTGTATCCCCTATAGATGGCACTTGGACACCGTCATCCTTATTTGAAAATGAAGAGGTTGGTGGTTGGTATGATCCCTATGATCCTTCAACGCTATGGAAGGATGTAGGTGGTGTCGTTTCGGTAGAGCATGATGGTGATCTAGTCGCCAGAATAGATGATAAGTCAGGTAACGAGAATCATGCAACGCAATCAGCTGAAAGCAAGCGTCCAGTATTTAGAACAAGCGGTGCGCATAAATGGCTGGAGTTTGACGGGGTAGATGATGCGCTACTTCTCCCGGATGGAATTACTATTGGTGAAGGATCACTATCCATTCACGCGGCGCTGAAGCCTTATATAGAATCAATTGGAAATCTATCAATTTTCTCGAAAGGGCAGACGGATGAAAACGAGCTGCTTATGTATTTCACCAATGGGAAGTTGCGATACTACGCTGATCTGGCAGCTGTTGATGCGCTTAGCTCCATTGTAGAGAGTAGCGAAGTTGGCTCGGTGTTTGAATCCGTCATAAATGATTCGTCTGCGGCGATATATACAAATGGCAATATAAGAGCGTCTGTATCAGGATCTGCCAATGTATCCACTTCTAAACGGATAAGTCTTTGCTCCTCTAACGAAGGGACGGATCGATTTACGCGGTGCAATTTCTACGGATTAGTATGGCGGATCGAAGATCTCAATTACGCCTCAAATGAGGCTGAATTATTGCGGAACTATCTAGCCATTACGCTAGGTTAAGGTAATATTATGACTACAAGAATGGCGTCATCGCTCAGAGCATCAAGAGCCGATACAATCATATCGGCTTTAGATTCTGCGGCTTCCGCCGCCACATTCAAACAATACAGCGGCGGGCAGCCTGACCCCTTTGGTGATATTTCCAGCATGGCTTCGCACGCCGTTAGCACCTTATATGTTGCGGGCGTTTACGTCACTTCGGGGCTTCATTATTACCGCGCTGAGAATGATGGCACAAGCGATGCCTCTGCGCCGACATTCCCGACCGATGGCGGAACAGTTACCGATAACGATATAGTTTGGACTGATATGGGAGAGATACCTGTACTGCAAGGAACATTAACCCTAAGCAAGCCTTGCGGAACCGTGACCACCACAAAGGTAGGATCTCAATATCAGGTATTTATAGATTTTGATCCATGGACTGAAGACAGCAGCGCCGATGCTGGTGGAACGGCTTCATGGGGTCGATTGTCAGACGGGGATGGAAACGTAGTGCTTGATGGTGATATTGGGCTTGAGGGGTCCGGTGCAATGTTTCAGATAAACACAACCAACATAATCCCAGGCTCACCGATTAAAATAAAAACGGGGACTGCGCCTAAGCTGATTGAAGGCGGCGCTTAATGAGCTATACCCCGCCTCTCGGCAATGCTGTTAATTTTAACTTTACTGAAGCGTACACCCCGCCTCTTGGTAATGCCGTTGATTTTAGTTTTGGCGACTCAGCGGTAGAGCATGAGATAACGGTAAGCGCAGACCTCCCCTCTGTCGAGTCCGACATTGTTATCCTGTCTGGGGCTATCGTTACGATAGTTGTTGCCGGTGAAACGCCAGCGCTCGACTCTAATATTTATCTTGCATGGGGGGCGGATGCACCAAGCGCTTCCGTAGTGGCCAGCTCAACAGCGGACAGCAATGGCGGAATGAGGTGGGGAGTAGGTAGTTTAGCGGATGATGAAAAAAGCATTCCATTTGACTCTATGGCTAAAATAAACACCTCAACATTGTCTGAATGGGATAAGCAAGAGGAAAAGAACGCAGAGCCGCTAATGGGGTTTGGAGTCATTCCGCAAAAGTACGCGCATGCTTCAAGTCATTGGGGTTTGTTTGAGCTACACCAAGATAAAGTAAGCGAAGTTGCTAACAAGTACATACCGCCACTAAATAACAGTAAGTCATTGCTTTGGGCGATCTTTTCTCAAGCAATTGATCGCGGTCTATCAGAGTCTTGGATTGTTCCGCCAGCAAAAGATGCTGTTAGTGAATACCTGTATCAGCGAGTGGATTTATGGGAAGAGAAGCGCATTTGGGATACAAGAGATTACACTCCGCCACCCGGTAATGCGGTTAACTTTAATTTTACAGATAGCGGATACGTCGCTGACCCGCTGAATGTGAATTTTGAATGGGGCTCAATATCGCCTTACGGTAATCAGCCGATAAAACCAACCGACCCATTTTTATCTATCGGGCATAACGTACCAAGCAAAACAGAAGAAAGTAGAGATGTTGTCTGGGGCGAAGGTAGCTGGACACGGCCCGACCCTGATTATGAATCAAATCCATCATGGACGGTTGAGCCTGAAGAGGCTGCCGAGCGCCCACCCCAGCCTGCAATTAGAGAGGTTTATATTTTTATGCCGTCACTTACCTTATACCGCACGCCGGACGGAACCGAATTTGAGGCCATCGACGTTTCCTGGTCAACCGACCAAGATAGTTGGGGCTGGATATTTAGCGCAACACTAAGAAGATCTGAAGACATAGCATTGCTGCGGCCCGACGGAAATGGACCAAAAGAAATAGCATGCGAGATTAATGGACATGTATTTTCAGGGGTTGTTGAGGGGTATGGGCTAAGCAGATCGTTTGGGCAAACTTCATACACAATTAAAGGCCGCAGCCTAAGCGCGTGGCTTTCTGAGCCTTACGCGCCAATAAGGAGCAAGGCTATCGCGTCGCCATACACCGCCAGCCAGCTTGCAGAGCAAGAGCTTATTTATACCGGCTGGGTGCTTGATTGGCAGGCGCCCGACTGGTCTATCCCGGCAAACGCTTATAGTTATGACTCTCTTGATCCTATAGCGGCAATCAAACGACTGGCTGATGCCGTAGGGGCAGTGGTCCACACGCACCAAAGCTCTAAAACAATCATTGTTAACCCACGCTACCCAGTAAGCCCCCATAAGTGGACTGACCCAGCCACCGCATTGGATGCAATCTTGCCAATAGAAATGATTCAGCAGTCAGGCAGCGAGTACAGCCGGCTCCCTTTGTATAATAGAGCCATAAGTGCTGGCGGGGCGGAAGGCGGCGTTATTGTCACGCTAACAAGGGATGGGACCGCAGGCGACGAGCTTGCGCCGCTAGTTGTTGATTCGCTAATAACGGCTCAAACGGCAGGGTATGAGCGCGGCCGTAATGAGATAGCGAAGGGAGGAAGCTGGGAGACTATGAGAATAGAAACACTGCTTACTGATAGCGGTGTTGCACCTGGGCTCATGCTTCCAGGTGATCTTGTTGAAGTGCAAGACGCAACCGAAACCTACCCTGTACAAATCAACAGCACAGGCGTAAAAGCAGCGTGGAGCGATAACGGCCTATCTATACGGCAGTCTCTAAGCGCCGACAGAAGCCTATCAAACGAGTAGCGGGGTTATTATGGCTAACATATGGAAACAGTTTGAAAGCTTGCTGGATAAGCCAGCAACGCAAATAGCAACAATAAAAGAGACGGACGGCACCACTAGCAAAGTTGAGTTGCTTAGCGGTGATTCTCTTCGCGTAATAGGGGCCGGTGCAATTGACAGCAAGGTCTATATCAAGGACGGAGAGATTATTCAGCAGGCCGGATCTTTGGTTCAGCACGATATGGTTTTGTATTAGAGTAGGCTGTGCCGCTTTCCTGACTATCCTATGGCTTTAGCTTTATCAGCCAATGACTTTAGCTTCTCTTTGTGTTTGAAAATATCACAAAGGCTATAACTGTCAGTAAAGTCGGAAATTAATAAATTGTTTGCGAAGATCGTCGCACGCCAGCCTCTTCTTATTGCCCTATTCTTTACATAAGATTCAGATAGGTTGTTATTTTTAGCTATAATGGATACATCGATGCCGTTTAAAAAGTCAGAGAATATTCCTATATCCCTCTTGAAATTGTGCTTAAAAGCTTTTTGTATTTCTTTGGATGATCTCATTTTATTCCTCCCGCAAAGCTTTGGGTTGGCTTGCCTTGCCGCTTTTAGCATTTATCTCTCTCACTTCTATCAATATAAATATAGCAACGCACTCCAAAATATTACCCAATGAAAGATTATACAAAGCCGTGCCAAGCAAGCACAATTCAACTGTCGCGTACCACCAAAAAGCAGGGTATCTCGCGCCTTCACTTATACTCATACGTTTATAATTCATGTTATTTGTACCTAATTGTTGCGTCTTTAAAGAACAATCCAGAACAAACAGTCCCTTTAACTATGCTGCCATTAACTCCGGTAGCCTCAAAGCCGGTGCGAAAAATATCATCTTCGGAACAGCCAAAAAAGTTGTAGCCAGTTATCTTTACATTTCTAAGCCCTTGCGCCGATAGCAGTCGCTTACTGTCATCCGGCTTGGTGAATCCGCCAACAACTAACAAAGCAATCATCGCGAACAAAGCAAAAACAAGCACGTTTCTTTTTGAGTTTTTCATGGTTTTAGCCCTCTAGTTTTAAAGACGTTCGGCAGCAGCGAACGCCTTGTTATAGCGAATATTAATCCCTACGGTTAATGTTATCACGACATGATTCAATTAGTGACTCATCCCACCATCCCTCAACCGCTCTTCCGTCAGCGGCTTTGTAATGCAGCCAATAACAGTTTTCATGGGTTTTGTATTCTGCGCGACCTTTAACAAATCCAGTCTCGCCGGATTCAGTTATTTTAACGCGCTGTTCAAGTTCAAATTTAAAACTCATAGTTTTTGATCTCCGCGCCTAATTAAGTGATCAACGCATGTCATTTGACTGCGCCGTGCTCACTACGCGGGCGCATAATTCGCGCAGCGAGCTTTTGGTTATCTCTATTCATCTAAAACTGACTGTAGAACATCAATAGCTAGACCTGTCGCCTCAGATAAGGTGTAAAGCGTAATGCCGCTTGCAATCAATCGGCTAACATTTTCTTTGCTTAGCTCACCGTATTCACCCATCGTCACAACGGATGAACCAACATCTACTGCATCCTCAACAATCTTCGCAGTTGTATTAATGGCTTCATCAATAAAACCAAAAACCATAATTTTCACCTCTCATTAAAAGCTCAAAAAAAATCAGACTATCGAAATAATTAATATTCAGTAATTCGTGGCAAAACTCAATGCTAAGTTATTGTTTTATAAAGGCTCAAAAAATACCAATAAGTACTGTTTTAAAATACAGTTTTTACGCTTTAACTTATTGAAATTAAATGCTTTGTTGGTTGCGCTTATTCCATGTATGGTATGCACGGTTCACTAATCCTAACGTACTGTTTTAAATAGCTTTTTATCTAGTGGCAAAACTATGGCAAAACTACGGCAAAACCCCCTGCATTAAAAACGCCTTAATTAGCTGGTCTTTTCTAGCGGCACAACAACCCAATCATGCCCCCTGGCATCCGCATAGGTATCGGTTGTTGTTTGATGCTTGTGACCTAGCAGTTTTTTAGTATCGATGCCTTGCTTCTGATATTCTCGTTCAGACAATGAGCGCATTTCATGGAATGATGGCGGGGTGTTTTCGCCCCAGTTTGGCTTTACGGCTTTTATTGCTTCGGCAAACCTAACGCTTAGGCTTTTGGTTCTAACCTTGCTGCCAGGCTTTGCTTTGCCCGCAAATTTTGAATGATGGAATAGGTGGTGGGAAACAACCTTATCTCTACATAAGCCAACCACTTCGCCCACAGATACATTGATAGACTCAAGCCTGAGCTCCAATGGTATTAAAAGTTTTGCGCCAGTTTTTCCTTGGGTGAATCCGAAATAATAGGCGCCATCTCGTTCTTTAATGTCCTTAAACTGAGCATTACCAATATCATCCAATCGTTGCGCGGTAACCAAGGCGAATAAGTATGACTTCCAGCAGTACGATGGCTGATTTTCTTTCGCCCAATCCACTGCGGCAGAAAAAACATCTACAGTAAGTCGAGCACGTTTCACTTTGGCGCGGGGCATTTTTGTTACTACGGCAGGGTTTGGCTGGTTTGCTGGGAAGTACCCTTCCGCAATTGCTTCGGCAAACATATCGATTAAAACCGTTCTAATGCGCTGAGCCATCGTTGCTTTGCCTTGCTGAGTGTACGACTTAATCAACTTATTAATGTCTAGCGTGCTAAATTGAGATAGCTTTTTGCTTGCATATGTCGCCTTAACCGGGTTGAGCGCCCATCGCTTTTGATCAAGCGTGCTCTTCTTTATTATCCCTGCATCCAGCTGATCGTTTAATAATTCTTGGTAGCGCTCACACCATGCCCCAACCGTGATAGAGGAAGAGGACGCGTTGTTAATTATTTTTCGAGTCTCTTCCTCGATTAATTGCTGAGAGATAATTGCGTTTAGCTGCTTAGCCTGCTTCTCGGCTGTTTCCAAATCCGACTTTAAGGGGTGGAACTTGTTGGTTCTTATATCCTTGTACCGGTATGAGACTTTGCCGCTGGCAAGCTTGCGCTCATACAGGTTTGGTACAGAGGTGCTATTATTCTTACGCGGCCTGGGTGCCATCTTGGAGAATCCTTAATACTTCAGCATCAAGACTTGAGGGCAGCTCTATATCGCTCTTCATGGCTTGTGCTTGTTTAAGTTTGCGCATACAAGAATTGTTTGTTGATTTATAAACGGCATCCGATCTAACCATCCATTCTCTGCCATGTTTTTCGGCTGGTGGATAGATGTTGCCATTTTGCGCCCATCTTCTCAGGGTAGCTTCACTATGGGGCTTTGCATAGTTTTTACTATCCCAGTCTTTCAATGTTAGCCATGTCATAATGTCACCCCTGTCATAATGCCACCCCTGACCAAGCGCCAGCATAAGTAATTTATATCTATCAATCTTTGCTGTTTAGTCCACATAACACTTCGTTAATCGTACTGCTCGTAAACTCGCAGACGTTTAACATCTTTGTTAT